TACAGAACCAGCCGCGCCGCCCGTCAATGTGACGGTGCAAGAAGAAGCGACAGCCACAGGCGTTCTGTCACTAATGATGGAGCTGTTGAGGCTGCCGTCAATCGTGAATCGCTCAAGTGTGCTTGCGCCGCCGGAATGACAATAAACAAATCCTTGCTGCGTGAAGTTCGACAACCCACGACTTATCTCCGTGAGGAATTTCTGTGTCGAACGATAGCCGCCCATCTTGCGCGGCAACCCCCGCTGCCAACGAACCCATTGCCCGTCGACGTAGAAGTCGCCCTCATACTTTGTCCCATCCCGCTTTATGCCGGGTTGAGAGCGCAGGATGATTGTTTGTTCAGGCATCAGAATGTCCCGCCGTCTACCACGCCTGCCGGAGCCACGCCCAACGCCGCCCACGCAGCGGCTTGGTCGACTGCCGTGAACAGCGCGATGCCTGTGGAGCTGCCGCCCAAATTGATGCGCGCGCCGCTGGCGGTTGTTGCGCCTGTGCCGCCTTCTGCGATCGTCAACGGCACAGAAATGCCTTGTGTCGTGGCATTGAGCACGTCTGTTCCGTCGCAATAAAGGATGACGCGCTCACCTTGCCCTACGTTGAACCCTGTGCCCGGCCCTGAAGGATCTATCGTGAGCGTGTATGCGCCGGTCGTTTGGTTGTCTACCCAATACTGCTGCACTGTGGCTGGAACGACCACGGTGCGGTTGCCAGTCAACGCACCAGTGAACCGATAAGCGATTCGATTCAACTCAGAACCAACCAGCGTGTAAGTTCCTGTGCCGGCAATGTCAATAACCGTGTAATCGAACGCGAACGTAGCAGACTGACCAAAACCAATCGTGTAGAAGTCTGTTCCATCTGACGCGATGATTGCGCTGTCGCCGGGTTGGAAACTCAACGAGACAGCGCCATTGATCGTGATCAATCCTGGCGGATCAGCGAGTATCGCGCCTGAGCCGCTGTTGCGCAAATAAATAAACCAGTTGTTTCCAACAGCCGTGGCGTCAGGCAACGTGAGTGTGCCACCTGCGCCTGTCCAGTTGAACATCTTGGCGCGGTCGTTGACGCCTGCGGTGTAGTTCGCGTTGAATGAAGTAACAGGAACAGACTGACTCAACAACGTACCAACAGCGACAATGCCTGTGCCAGCCAGCGAGCTCGCATTAGTTTGGCTGACCGCTGCGCCATATTGCAACGCTTGCCAAGTTCCTGCGACTGTCGTGTTGTTGGTGAGGTAAACTTGCCACAACTCGCCTGAACCGACGGTGACAACTTGTGTGCCGGTTGAGTTCCGAACTGTGACGGTGTTGCCGCCGACATTGTTGAAAAGGATTGTGTTGCCTGTGCCCGACTTGCTGGCGTCGGGCAAATAGATGCTCAATCCTGCGCTGGCAGTGACATCTATAATTCTTGTCGCAAGATTTTGATTGGTGGAAGTTTCCTCTGGCCAAGAGAGATAAACGCTGGCGGTCAGTGTGAGCGAGCTGTAACTTATCTCGCTCGGATAGATGTTCGCGCCGCCGAAAACATCGGTATAAATGGTCATTACGCTTCACTCCTGTTCGCGGTGCGGTCCATGATGCGCTTCAAGTCTTCGCCGCTCAGAGCTTGCGCCGCCCGGTCATACATGGCTTGCCACGTTTGAATGCGCTCGTCTTTTTTGAGGAACGGCGCGGCCTCTAAGAGCGTTGCATAAAGCAACAAGTCCGGCGCATATTCGGTGAGCCAGTTGGTTTGGAAATCTTCGCCCAAGAACGCGGGCTGCTCGTAATAAAGGATTTCCCAAGTTTGCGCAGCAGCAGGCGTTGGGGCGATTATCCAATGCTGATAATCATAGTCTGCATAGAACTCTGGCGTGCCGGTTTCCGATTCGTCGGGCCAATAGTTGCGGATGTATTCGTATGAGCGTGCAAAGATGGGCACGTTATTGATCGACATGCTCACGGTGTCGCGCCAACGATCTGGCTTGAGATAAACGGCCAACCCAACTTGCAGCGGCGTTTGCACCGCACGGATGAAACCTTCGATCTTGAGCTCGCGCGCGATGCGACGCTCACCCAAAGTAATCAGGCGTGGCAACTGCTCGTAGACAATGGCGTCAGATTCCGCAGTGAAGCCGCGTTCCAAATAACGCCGCACATCCTGCAGCAAGCTGTCATAGGTCATGCTATAGCTCATACGCGCTCCATCGGTTTTGCCGCTGGTTCAGCATGCACCTTTTCAAGATTATGTCTCGGGAAAGCACTTTTAGGCAATTCATATTAGTGCGCATTCATCAAGTTTTGCGTCATTTTATTGCTTGGTATTGGGCGTAGCATTGCTTGAGGGCGGCTCTGATTTCGTCGGCTTCTCTAGCGAGCCGGACAAGAAATTCGCCATCCTCTCGGTAAAGCTCTTTTCCGGTACAGGCTGTTGGTCCAACGCTGGCGGCACTGGGCACGGAACTTGGGCTGGCGGCGGTGCGACTTTGGCGGTCGCGCAGGCTGTTAGCAAGAGCGGCAGTGCGAGCGTTAAGCTCTTTGATTTCATGGTCTTTTTCCTTCCTCAACTTGTCAGCAGAAATTTGCATTTCTTGCTCGCGTTGCCGCGCGGCTGCTTGATTTTTTGCGTATTCGGCATACTGGGCAGTCTTCTCTTTATCCCACGCCTGTTGCACCTCTGCCATGCCACTTTCCTTGCCCGTATAATAGCCTCCCGCTGCCGCTGCGCCAATGGCTAGTACAGCACCCAGAATCAGGTACGGATTCATTTCGGCTCCGCAAAATACAGGGCTATCTCGTCATTCCGGCGCTTTACCAACCCCGGCAAGACCTTGCCACCGCCCTTCGTGAACTTCAGGAACTCCTGCTTCGCGCCCTCAAAGTCACCCCGGTTGTGCTTCTGCCGCAGGGTCGATCTCTGGAGGGTACCTAACCCAACATTGAATGCAAAGCTGACCAACGCGCCCAAGCGATTTTCGTTAAGATGGTCAGGGCAATAACGAAGAACACCAGCGACAAACCGCTGTAGGTCTTTCTCAAGGATCGAATCAACTTCTTCTTTGCTAAATACACGGAAGTCCTCTATTTTGAGTGCGAACTTGTCGCGTTGATCGACGGGCATCTTGCCCTGTTCAGGGTAGAGCACATGCCCCACACCTATCGTCCACAACTTCGCTGGACACTTGTAAGGCTTATACCGCACCCCCTCGTGATGCTTAATCATTGCAATTGTGGCAAGTGGTAGTTTCATGGCAGATTACTTATAAAGTAAGCACACAGCAACACGGTCGCGGCAATCCGCGCATAGACAAGGTAGATCACTTGCCAGCCTTCGAGTTACCACGGGAGCCAAACCACATAGCGATGATCGTACCCAAGAGCGCCATTTCGTCAGCGTCAAACACGATCTCCATGATCTGAATGAACTCACCCACAGAGGTGATTGTGCTGCCATGCAAAAAGATCCACAGCATGGTCAGCAGGTTGATCAGGACTAACTCAAGGACGAAAACAAACGTCACGAACGGGCGAGTAGCCGCCGTCATATCTTTTACCCATTGGGAAGACGATTCCAATAGTTTTTCTTGATTGTTGTAGATGGCACCGATTTGCGCCATATACTGCTGGTGATCCTGCTCATCATTCTCACGGACTTCCTCAGTCTTGTCTGACGGGGAATAGCCCTTGTCTGTCAGCGCCAACTGCTGGCGCATCTGCATGTGCAGGATGTCTAGCTCGTGCTTCTTGTCCGCACGGTCTTGCAGCAGGTCAAACAGTCTAGGAAAGAGGGCGACTAGGTAGCCACCAAGAGTTGAAATAAGCGTCAGCATCACTACTCCTTATCTATCGTACATTCGTTCAATCTGAATCTCTTTGCGTAGTTCCCGCATCTTCCGAACTTCATACACTGCTGCCTGCGTCGCGTAATACATGTCGTAGTACATAAAAGCTAAGATCGGCATGATGATGAAGAACATCAAGAGAACGGTCATCACTACAACGATAAGTGACCAAGGTACATCCTCTGAGTTGCGCTTCTTGTCGTCAGCCACATCAGTCCCACCGCCCACGCTATTACGAAAACGACTGCTGAAATCCATGCCACTTTTGCCCTGAGATCCGCTATTCTTCTTTTGCGTCGCCATCTTGCTATCTGAGCTAACCTCAGTTCCTCTGCGTGGGCTTCTTCCTGCTCGGCAACGATCCGCTGCCACATCTCTTCAAACTTACTCCAAAGTGCACCCAACTCCGGCGGCGCTCGGTACGTCATCGTCTCTCGAATCTCTACCAGCATGGCGTCTAGCCTTGATGTAATCAGTATCCGTTTCAACGCTCGCCGCCCGATACTCTCTTCACCCTTGTAGACCTGCTTGGCGTCCAACTGCTCCTTCAAGAACAACTTGCTGATTGCGTCATAGCTGTCCATCAACGCACCCAACTGATTGCCAATGTCGGTGAAAACGTCGTTCGGGTCGGCTTTCGCTACCTCCTGCACCCGCTGGACTTCTGCGTGGTATTGCTGCTTCTGCGCTGGGGTCGGATCGACGATCTTGTCGTACTGCTGCTTCAGATCATCAATAACGTCTTTTGCTTCCCCAGCTACGCTCTTAATTTCCTTGTACAACTCGCAGCCCTTGCGGACTGCGGCAACCGCTGCATTTGCTGCTGCTAGAAGAGTGAGCGGGTCAATTTATACCTCCATCAAGCGTTCAGAGCGGTCAAGCGACCCCAAACCCAAGTAGCCGCAGCAGCCGGGTCAAATGGCACCCGAGCTTCTAAATCATTTGGATTGGCAGGATCAGGCTGCGTCCACCCAGCGCCCACTTGTGCAAGGTAGTCTTGCAGCGCTTGTTGAGTTGCGATCACTTCGGCGTCGCCGGTATTGTCGTCTTCGGAAATGCCAATCATCACCATGTCACGGGGTGACGGTGTAGCAGGATCAGCAACAACATACATACCCCCTACGCCTTCTGAATGCAGGCAGAGAAACGAAGGAATAGTTCCGTCAGCGTTAAGCCGATACTTGATGCAATGATGTGCCATTTAATGCTCCTTGCTGGGCGTACTGCCCACTGAAAAGATATGCCCCAAAATGCCCTAGTTCACACCAAGGCGCTACCCAAACCGTGCCGCCATGCTCTCGGTACATATGGCAGAAGTTGTAATCCTCAGACAGCAACTCGTGGTCTACGTTCTGCACTTTGAAAAAGTCGTAAACCTTGTCTTCAGGATTGATTGTTGTGCCTCCGTTGCTGTACCAGCCGACATGGGGCTTTAGCTTCTCAAATACGTCCCGACGAATCA